CCCAACTGGAGCCCCAGAGGAGGTGCAAACCATGGGCTTGAGCTCACGTTTGATGGTGTCAACAATCACACGGAGCTTGCGCTGTGACCTAGGGAGGTTAGCAAACACTGCATAATCTATATCATCCAAAGCAGCAGCGAAGTTAAACTCAGTCTCCTCCGGGTGCCTGCGCCAGCGAGCAGCACACTGGTCGACGATGACTTCCTCCAACACAGCATACGGGACACGATCTCCATTAGCGATTTTCAACCAATACTGAGCATGGTGCTGGTTAGAGCGAAAGTGGTGGTCACGTGCTGTGAGCCACCGCTTCTGCACCTCTTCGTCACTGATCTGCTTTAGACAGTTGATTCCTTTGTTGAAAAACTTGTAAGAATAGCCTATTATCTCTTCCAAATTGCACTTGGACAAATCATGGTTATCTATTTGATCCTGGGAGATGTCAATGAGATGAGGCTTCAACACTTGATACACTTTACGAATTTTCTCACGATGGTCCACAAGATCTATGAGGTGCTCCAGGTAGCCGTACTTTGCAGCCCAGCGACCCACATTGTTGTCAAACACACCACTAACAACTGCTTGGATTACAGCTTGCTGTGAGGGCTGGCCTTGGTTGGCAGGCAAGAAATCTTCCCATGTTGTTCTGTTGAGGGGTGGCACATATCCTGTTCGAGGTGTGGTGATATCATCATATGAAGGAACGAAATGAGGCTCGAGGCCCTCAGCGACTAGGGCCTTACAGATGACTTCGGCAAACTGATCGTAGAACAAGTTGCCATGCACACTGGCCGCTTCCAAATATGTGATCAGACTTTTTTGCAGAGTCTCGCTTTCCATCCAATGGAGTCCCTCATAAAGGGACTCTTTGTTGAGAGCCCCAGCCCACATGCCGTGGTAATTGACAGGAATAGCTCCAAGAAAGGTGATCTCGTCAAAATCAGAAAGCTCGTCACCAAGAGCAGACGCCTCCTTGTCAATTGGCCAATATTGCAGGCCGAGGGACTTGACAGCATTGCCAAATGCAAGAGGATTCCACTCCACACCTGGGGCAGGGCAAGACAAGTTGTCATCACCCCCGACCTTGAGACGTATAGAGTCGAAATAATCAGCTTTAGGGTTGAGCCTGTAGAAAGCAAACATATGGACAAGCTCATTGAGAACATTGTTGACAATAGTGGTGAGAGGATCTCCACTGAGTGTTCCAAGATCTCCCTTGAAGCGATACTGCCCAATTTGCACAGAGGCATCAAGACAGCATGAGGCCAAATAGGTCCACTCTGAGTCAGTGACTTTGAGATGTGTTTTGAAGACTGCACCAAGAACATTGAAGGCGTAGGCCCTGAGCTCCCGAGAAGTAGTTTGGTCCCAGTGCTTGTAATCTCCATCCATGAACTGGGACCCACCATGTGCAGTAAGATAGGTATGGATTCTGTCCAAATCGAATGAATACTGGTTGAGACATGTGGAAAAGGAGGTCTTGCTATATGAAGCATGGAGAGCTGCTATGCCTGAGCCAACAAGCATGCGAGTCACAATATTGACATCGAGAGGACAAGCATATATCAGCCTTGTTCGGCCCTCTTTGACCTTTGCCGCTCTTATAGGCTCATCTTTCGGGAAGCCCAGGTAAACGACATCTGGGTCTGCACCATTGGCAGCATCAGTGAGGCGTTTGTCAATGTCCTTAGCCAGTTGTGCATTGATTATAAC